TTTATAGACAGATCCCCCCGATGTGTAAGTACCAAAATTAGAGGTATCAATATTATTACCACTACTATCATGTAGAGCAAAAGTATTGGCAGTAACAGAAGCGACAGTATAAGTTTTACCGATGACATCCGTCATACCTCCTACATTAAATATTTTAACTGTGTCGCCATTAGATAGGCCGTGAGCTGTGGCAGTCACTACCCCAGGATTAGCTTGGGTAATACCTGTAATGGCTATAGGATTGCTGTAGTATAAATAAGAATCACTATACCCGTCTATATTGGCGGACCCATCGCCTGTATCAAATCTTTCTATATATCTAGCTGTTGAACCATTAATTGTTCTATTTACAACTGTCCATACTTCATCATATTGGCCAGTAGATATAGTTTGAACGCTTTCATAGCTACCATCTGTTATCCATTTAGTCCAGGCTATAACTTGTTGATCTTTATAATAGGTACCTACTACCATTGATCCATCTTTACATACTGCGTATATATTTCTATCTGGGTCTTGAGCATAGGCTAATTCTTTAATTAATCCTGCGGTTATGTGCTCAGCTAAGAATGTTAGATCTTCGCTTACATAGTTATCAACTAAGAAGTCATAATGCATAGCCATGATCTTTCTAGCAGATTTCTGAAAGTAAATAGCTTCACTGGCTATAGTGAATGCTTGCTGGATTTGTGAACCATAGTTCTGATGAGGTGGTTCCTAATAAGAAATCTCCCCTAAGTCCTACTGACCAATTAACTTGGTTTATTTGTTGTGTAGATACATCTACTGATATAGAGTCTCCATCCTTTGATCCCACACCCATTGATGTGAATATACCAGATGCTGACATCCATACAGTTTGAGGCTTTAAGACTGTACTAGCAAATACTAATCTCTGTTGATAGAGTGCTACTACTCTAGGATATCCATGAACATCTGACCATGCCGGGTATTCCAGAGACCAGGCCTGTGTAGCTGAAGTAGCATCTAAATCTTTTTGTACAGTAGCAGTAGCTTGATTGGCACTTACTATAGACTGTATTAAAGCTACTCCATTATTAATTAGTAGATAGCTACCAACATCTGCAGCTCTAAATACATCAATAGGGGTTTCTAGCTGCCAGTTAGATGAAGGTATCTTAGCTGTGCTAGGAAAATTAGAAGTTATATTAGCTGTTACAAAACAAGGTGTGATTGTGCCACCACTTGTATATGTTGCCCAGCCAGTGGAGTCTATTGGATTATTATTTATATCTGTTACAGAAAATGTAGATCCACTTAAATTATATATAATAAGAATTGCATTATTAAATTGTTGTGGTCCACCTACACCTGTTATTTTGATTCTATCCCCATTAGTATATGGTAAGGCAGATGCTGCTGTAATAACTGCTGGAGATGCTTTAGTGATTGCAGTGATACCATAACTAGCAGGGTACGAGGCTATTGTTGCTCTACCTCCTCCTTTTAAGTTAGCTATAACTTGCCCTACATTACTTGCTGACCAAATAGCATCGTCCGCTGTAAATTTAACAGAACTACCTGTAGTAGCTGCCGGAGTAATGTCTGTATTAGGAGAAAATACGCCTGACTGTGAGGGATTGACTCCGTACACATTAATAGTGGCACCTAGTCCTGTTCCATCTGTCTCAAGGCTTGCTACTGGGCTTAAATCCATTTTCCAGCTACCAGAAGCAATAGCGCTGGTACTTGCAAAATTGTCTAATATATCACACACAACATGAGTTGAATCTGTAAATGTCGTAATAGAAGCTCTACCTGCTCCGGTATAATTACCATTAGAATCTATAGTTAATATTTCTCGTCCTACATCCGCTGCTAGAAATACCCCTGCTGATGCAGTGAAGATAATATTTAGACCTGTAGTAGCTGCTGGGGTGACAGTAGCTGCGGGAGTATATCCGTCTTCAGACGTTGCCGGAGGGAAGAAGTCAATAGCTGATAACTGCCAAGTAGCGTCATTAGTCCATACTAATTTTTGTGGCGGGTGATTATAGTGAGCAAAATAGATAGTAGTACCGAACTGAACATAAGTTACCTCGAATAGCTCTGCACTTAACCAAGGAGTGGCTACTTCTACTGGTGTTCCTAGTGAAGTTATTTGACCGCCATTCTTATAGAATCGCATATAGGTGTTACCTAACTCGATAACATAAGCATTTAACTGATCAAATTGAAATCTTATTAATCTAACTGGATTAGCACTATTCTTAACAGTTGCTATATATTTGGATCCATTACGTCTACGTATTGGTCCTTGAGGAAGTACACTTACATTCTGGGCTGTTTTAAGTCCATTAGAATATTTGTTTACATCTGTATGGGCATACAGCCTAGGAGATAGTTCCCCCGCTGTGAAGTTCCCTTGTATCTCTAGCTTCTTGGACATAAGCTACCTTAAAATGGTCTTTGGCCGTCATCAGATCCAGCATTAAATCTAACATTAATGTAGGTGTCTGATGGCAACGTATCGTGATTGCCTTGTAATGAATCTAATGTTAATAGCTCTTTCATGTTATTAGCTGCATACTGAATTGCTTGCTGTGCACCAGATAATTGCCCTGTGAACTTGTAGTTCATTTGAGCTACTAGATGGTCTACTATGGATTCTTCTAAATAGGGACCAAATTTAATTGGGTCATCTATTAACCCTAAATATAGAATACTGACAGATGGCTCATCACATAGTAATAGGCCATTCTCTATTTGAAAATTGATATCACTCGTCTGGTCTTCGTTTATTTTTAACATCCTGAGACATTCAGGAGAGACAGGCATCTGATATGCATATGCAAATCCAAACGCTGGAGTGATTGTGGTTTGTGGCAGGTTTACACGGAGCTTATTACATGCCCATGGACCTTTTGCCTGTACATAACGTTTTACCATGTTATATACTGCGTTACATTCTTGTGCTTCTAATGTATTATCTGAGAAGCTACTTATACGACTAGCGCCCATTCTAGATAAAGCTAAATTACATATATCAATATCGCTAAATGCCATATGGACCTCTAAAAGAAAAGGCGAAGATACCTTTCGGCAGAGCTTCGCCTTATATTGCTACTAGTTAGCGCCTAAAACATCTGCTTTAAGAACTATTGTACCTGCTGGTACTGCTGTTGCGGATACTACAGCGATCTTGACTTGAACTACAAAGATCTTGTCTGGATCAGCTGCTAGACCGGCACGTTGCCATAGTGGTTGTAACATTTCACTTGCATGAGATGCTACTTTACCTGCTAGTTCAGTGCCTAGTATTACAGCGGACTGTGCTACGGCTGTACCTGCTGCAAACAATTGAGCAGAGATAGGTGCGTAAGCTACGTATACTGTTCCACTATCCACAAACTTATCTGGACCATTAGCTAAACCAATGTCTAGAGTTAAGGTTGGAGATCCATTAGCATCTAAATCATCATTAAATAATTTTAAGGATGCTAAGCATGCATTAGAACGCATTGGTAATAATAAGTAGACATCGCCTACAGTATTATTGGAGCCCATTACAGCTGAATCAAGCTTACCTACGACGCGACCGTCGTTTCTTGCATTGATTAAGCTTTCTGGAGCGCCTAAGTTGGCTATTGCCGTTGATTTAATTGTTACTGCTGACATATTGATTCGCTCCTATTATGATGCTTGTACGCATTCGATTTCGACAATCTTTTCTTCTTCAATACGTGTTGCGCCTATTGACATCATGGCATATACATATGTAGCGAAAGATTTGTCTGGTCGTTCTTGAATACGGACATTTACATCCATACCAACAGCGAGACCTAATGCACTTTTAGCAAATGCTAAAACTTGAACTGGTGCAGTATCTGTACCATCAGCAACACCTAAAAGACGTTCTGTTTGGATGAATTTGAATCCCATGAAGGTATCAATGTCACCACTAACTAACGTTTTAACTGTGTTATAGTCGGCGCTAGTAACTTGAGTCGTTCCTAACAAAGAGGCTAATGCTGAAGCATTAACTACGATGAACATTTCTTCGTCCATATCGATATTGTTTTTCATTAAGATGCGGCGAGCTTCAATTAACTTAGCAACTGTTAAGTTAGATGCAGCAGCTCCGAAATCTTCATCAATGATGTTACCTGATGCAAACGGAATTGAACTAGTAGTAGCATTCAATGAAGAAGATACTGAAGTTGCTAAGCCGGTTGCTGCACTGATAATAACGTCATCCATTGCACGGCCCATTGCGTAAGCTGCATTCATTGCATATGCGCTTTGTGGGTCGATTAACATACGGACTTCATCTTGTTTGTCGATGAGATCACCCCATTCGTAGTCAGCTAGTGTGACTCTACGTCTGGAATGTGGGGTATCTACTTGTGGGCTATTGCCATGACGAGTAGTACGGATTTGTGCAGAGGTTGGCCCAATGCGTTCGAAATAAGCAGCGTCACCAGTTACAGCTTTGTTAATAACTGCATCGCGGAGACGGCTACCTTTTTGCTGTGCTAACATAATCAGGTTATCTGAGAACTGTTGCACAAAGGCGGTCGTAATTTGTAAACTCATGAAAGAGTCTCCTAAATAATTAATAAATATGGAACATCTATTAACATTCAGGAGTTGCCCTTGAAGGATTCCTTACTGTTCTTACTCTGTTTTCCTAGGTCCTTCCGGGTTGTCTA